TCTAATATAAACCAAGCAATCAATGAAGCAATCATCGATGCACCTATGTTACTTAATACTTGCGGTACAGTTTTATCTTCAGGATTCTTACTTGTAGCTAATCTAGCTACCATTCCTGCTGCACCTATTACTAAAACAACCCACCCTCCATTTAGGAAGAGTGGGATGAATTTACTTAAACTATCCATACTACACTCAGTTTTCGGTTCTACTATTTAAACAACCCGAATACTTTTGTATAGTATTTCTTTTTATTTTTTGTTTTATTCTTCTGTTTTAGGTTCTATTGATGCCGGGGTATCTCTCTTTGGTGAGAATTTATCTAGGCTATCTGCACCCATTCCTATTGCTGTTATAATTACTACAGCATCTACTAATTTATCGGAAGGTGCTATGTCTTTAGCTGAGTAGCTGTTAGCTAGCATGGTACAACATAGAAATAATGCTCCTACGAATGCTACGACTGGTTTGATTGAGGTTGATCCTTTTTCGTCTTTGAAAAGGTCTTGGATCCATTGTACAAAGTTCATACTATTTAATTTATTATAAATAGTAAAAAAAACATCTTTCTCGTTTAAAAAGGTAATGTTTGCGAGCCTTTTTTGCTCCCTCGACCTTTCTTAAGTTTACTACTTAGTTGTAGGTAGTATTATTACTGTACCGCTATCTACGCCTGTAGTGTCTACTTTTACTGAGTCTATCTTTGTTGAGTCGGTAGTCGTAGTTGGTGCTGTATTGTTTACGCAAGCTACTAGGAATAGTGCGATTACAGCTGCTGTGATCATTGCTTTCATGTTTTTATTTTGTTTAGTTAGTTAAATTAGAATCCCATATCCATTCCTGGTGCTCCGGCTTGGTTATCTTTCTTTTCGTCTTTCTTTGTATAGATAACTGATTCTGTAGTTAGAATAGTTCCAGCTACTGATGCAGCATTCTCTAGAGCAATTCTAGTTACTTTTACCGGGTCTAGTAGACCAGTTTCAAAAGCATCTACTACTTCTTGAGTCTTAGCATTGAAAGTTGCATTAGGTAATTCAGATGCTAATACATCGTGACTTACTTTGTACCAATTCTCGATACCTGCATTAGATAAGATCTTTCTAAAAGGAGCTTGACAGGCTTCGTATACAATATCAACACCTTTTTGCTGATCTCTACTTAGAGTCTCTCTTAGTGTAGCCAAGCTTTCAGATGCAACTGTTAATGCAAATCCACCTCCAGGTACAACACCTTCTGCTAAAGCAGCTTTGGTAGCAAATAAAGCATCCTCTACTCTATCTTTCTTCTCTTTCATCTCAATCTCAGAGTTACCTCCAACTGATATTATCGCCACACCTCCGATTAGTTTACCTAATCTCTCTTGTAGTTTCTCTTTCTCATATGGACTAACACCTGGACGTTCTAGTTGTGCTTTGATCTCACCGGCTCTTGCTGTAATTAGAGCTTCTTCACCTTTCCCGTCTATAATAGTAGTCTTTTCTTTATCAACAGTCACCGTTCTAGCTCTACCTAGGTATTGAGATAATTGTTGGCCGGTCATCTTATCTAACTTTAGACCCTTATCCTTACTTATAACCTGACCACCGGTCATAATAGCGATATCTTCTAGGATTAGAGTACGTCTTTCACCAAAGTCTGGTGCTTTAACAGCTACACCTCTAATGATACCTCTCATCTTATTAACGATTAGAGTTGCTAGAGCTTCATCGCCAAAGTCTTCTGCTATGATTAAGATAGCTTTATTCTCGGCATTTACCTTATTTAGGACCTGTAATAGCTCTTGAGCGGTTACGATTCTACCGTCAAAGATTAATATGTAAGGATCTTCTAGAAGTGCCTGCATTGAATCGTTATTAGTAACGAAGTAAGGTGATTTATAACCTCTTTCAAACTGCATACCTTCTACTACTTCTAAAACTGTTTCACCAGTCTTTGATTCTTCAATCGATACAATACCCTCTCTTCCTACTTTTTCAATAGCTGAAGCAATTAAGTTTCCTACTTCTTCATCGTTGTTACCTGAGATAGTAGCTACTTGTTTTACTTGGTCTTGAGTGGCGATGTCTTGGGCGATTGATTTTAAATCACGGATCACATCAGCCACTGCTTTATCAATACCTCTCTTAACTTCTACCGGATTAGTACCTAGGTCAATTACCTTGATTCCTTCTTCTACTAATACTGTAGCCAGTAGAGTCGACGTAGTCGTACCGTCACCTGCTTCATTAGCAGACTTGATTGATACTTGCTTAACTAATTGAGCTCCAATGTTTTCTACTTCGTCTTTTAACTCCGTAAAAGCTCTTGCTACCGTTACACCATCTTTTGTAACCTTAATACCATTAACCTTATCCTCGATAAGAACTGTTCTACCGCCTGGTCCTAGAGTAGAGGAGACGGTCTGGTTTAGCTTTTTAATACCTTGAGCTAATTTTAGCTTCAATTCTGTTCCTGTTGTGTTTTCTATCATAATCTTTTAGTCTTCTATTATTGAAATAATTTCAGTTGCTTTTGTCATAAAGTATTCTTCACTTCCAATACTTATACGTTGACTACCTAGCTTAGGTATAACTACTTTCTTACCCACCTCTAGACCTTCAATCTTAACGGTATAACCGGTATGCCAATTAAAGGTATCCGATACTGCTACAATAACAGCTATCTCAGGCTTTTCTTTACCTAGATCCGGAATAATAATGTTTCCAGACATTTGCTCCTGTTCTTCTACAGGTTTTAAAATAACGTGCCCATTCACAGGCTTTAATGTTGTGCTCATATTTGTTCTTGTATTTGTTCTTGTAATTGTGGAGTTTCTATAACTTCTGCTTCTTTGATTTCTTCTAGCTCGGGGACGAGTTCAAGAAAGTAGAGTAGACCATCTTTCTTCAAGACAGTATCTGCTCTTAGATGCTCCTTCCAGGCATCTACATTAGGGTTTTGATGTTCGTGTATTTTTCTCTTAAGGACGAATAGCTTATCGTCAAATTTTATAAATTCTGTTCGTAACATATCTATTCTATAACTTTAATTAATATAACTACTTTAATTCAGACAGCCAACTTTTTTAGCTATGTTTTTTCATCTTACTCATAACCTCGTTAACATATAAAACTTTTAAATGAATCGTCTCTATTTCCTCTTTGGTTAGTATCTTATCTTCGTTTACCCACATTACATGTACAGTTCCAAATTTAATATGACTACCGATTCTGAATATATAGTTAGTCTCTATACCGTAATACTTATTCAACTCTACAACTGATTCTCTAGTGTAATCGTTACCTGTTCTTATATAACCTTCATCTGAACTATGAACATCCATTAGCAATTCACACACCGGTGAAATCGGAACTCTTTGATAGTTTAGCATCATTTCACGAGTAGTGTTGTCGGCTTTCTCGTAAGTCATTGATGAATAGTTGAACGGTAGACCATTTATAGCTGTATTACCGTTATGGTACTCCACAATAGCTACTCTATTAGCTCCTACTAGAGCTCTTATTTCAACTAAGATTTCGTTTATTGTAATTCGATGCTTAGTGTTATCGATAAATATAGTAGCTTCGTCATGTTTTGAAAACCTTTTACCAATCCAGCTTCCAATGTAAGGTGCGATGGTTGCAATTACTCCACCAAATACTATTCCGGCTGTTCTTAAGTAATCAGGATCTATATTCATAATGTAATTATAAATAGCCTCGTCCACAATAAAAATCAATGGCCATCACGAAAATTCTTAGATAAAGCAGGAGGTGCTTTAAGCGTAACGCCATCTAGCTTAGTAGTATTTTCCATCTTCTCTTTTACCATCTTAGCTACCTCTTCGGCATGTTCTACCGGTACATTTATGATTAACTGGTCATGTACTTGTGCCTGGACTAATCCATCAATACCCATCTTCTTTAACTCTCTATTAATCTGTACAGCAGCTCTATTCACAACCGCGGCAGCTAAAGACTGTAACTGGTAGTTTAGACAGTTATTCAATCCATTCTTATAGTCTCTGTAGACTTGAAGTACTCGTTCTTTACCGTACTTACCTTCTAGCTCCTTTCTAAACCTCCAATCTAGTATTTGATCTCCAGTAGTTGCATAGATCTGTTTAACTCTAGGTAAGTGTCTAATCCTACCTACCTTATTAACGATATAACCATTCTCTTTAACAAACTGCCTTGAATTCTCTCTCCATGCTTTTAGACCAGGAAAACCATCTAAGTAACCCTGTACTAGTTTATCGGCCTCTTTTTGAGGTATATCTAAAGTCTTAGCTAATGCAAATGACTCCATCCCATAGGCAATACCTAGAGAATAGGCTTTAGCCTTATTTCTCTTAACAGGGTCAAGCTTTTTAAGGAAGTTAGGTGCTTTCTTATCGGCACTAACACCTTCTAGCTTTTCGGTCTGAATAGCTACAGTGGAGTAGAAGTCGTGGTTCATATTAAAGATCTCCTGTAACTTCTCATCACCTGTAACAGATGCAAAGCAGTGTGGTTCTAGAGATTCATAGTCACAGTCAATTAACATCCTACCTTCTTCTGCTACCAGGAATGCTCTGACTAGATTATTGTAATGAACTATGATAGGTGCTGCCTCGCCATCTTCTTTAGGTTTAGGTAGCTGCTGTAGATCAGAACCGTATCTTCCCGATACTGTACCATGCTGCTTAAAGTAAAAATAGTACCTACCATCCTCATGCCTATCGTAAAATCTATCTACATAAGTAGACTTGATCTTTAGTAGCTTGTTGTAGATACGTAAGTTTTCGGCCCACTTCTCAGTCTTTGAAATAACTTCAATAACATCATCATCAAATTGAGGTTTACCTTTTGCTGTAGTAGATAAAGGTTTGATACCTAAGACATCAAAAGCAATCTGACCTAACTGGTCTTTAGATTGTATGTTGAAGTACTTACCTTCATTATCTTCTTTCCACAGTGTTAGACTGGTTTTAACAAGGGTTTCTCGTGGTAGTATATTAAGATCACCTACAACTAAGAACTGCTTGAGATCCCCTTCTGGTAGAGATAAAACGGTACTCTTATTTAAAGTAAACTTACCGGTCTTCTCAGACTTAGGTAATTCAATACCTGATTGTCTAATCAATTCCTGGGCAAATGTACCTTTAGTGGTTGGTGGATAAGCCTTTAAAGCTATATCCATTATCCATTGCTTGACTCTAGAATCAGTTAATAGCTCTTCGGTTACTAATCTAGCATACTCATCCAAGTCTTTCTCTATCTTATCCTTGGTATCTTTAATTAATTCCATATCTAGTTCAACACCATACTCTTCCATTGGTATCGTAACCTCTTTATAGACAGGCATAACCTCTTCGTTGAAAAAGAAATCTTCTAGATTCTCGTCTATTAGCTTCTGTGCAAAGTAGTTATAGATACGGAGAGTTAAGTCAGTATCGGCAGCACCATACTTAGCCAAGATATCCATATCTGCTTTATAAATCTCAAAGCAATCCTTAGTCGTACTTCCGCCATTCCTCTTAATACTCTCTTTTAGTTCTATCTGCTCTTCATTAGCTTCAGTATCAATATCTAAACCTAACTCCTTCTGAACCATTTTAGCAATTGATTTCAAACCAAAAGGATTACCTAACCCAAATGCACCCTCTTCCTGTACTGTGTGAACAAGTAACATTGTATCGGCATGTAGAGAAGGTATTAGGTTGATATCGTAGAAATTCTTAATGAATCTCAAGTCAAATGCAGCATTATGACATATAACCTTTTTATCTACAAGCATAGATAGAGTCTTATATGCTAACTCTTGACAATCATGCTTACCTATGTATAAATTATCTAACTTCTCATCCTTAAATACCATAGTAGGCATGTAGTAACTATGTCCCTCTTTACCGCAGATAGAAAAACCGATCACTCGACCCTTTCTAGGATTAAGTGAATCGGTTTCGATATCTAGAGCAATAAGCTCATTTTCACGGATATGGTTTACTAACGAGGTTAGAGTGTCAATAGTATTGACTGTAACGTAACTTTTTTGTATTTCTTGCATAACTAAATATATGAACTTTATTTCAGACCACCAACTCTAATCTACTTTATTTAAGTATATTAGAGAACAAGGCATAGTCAAATTAGGAAAATCAATTAGTACATTTCTCCAATGAGGTATTCTGTATACTTGCTTAAATCCTCTAATAGTACCAACTTTTCCATTAAAACAATCACCTTTTATTACACCGTATCCATTCAATCTTTCTCTAATTTGACGTCCAGGAAATGGATTTCTAACAATATCAAGATTGATTTCTACTTTATCTCCAATTTTATAAGTGATAGTTTCGATTTCTACATCTTTAGAATTAGAAAACAGTTTTAGAATATGAATTAATGCTTCTTTATTTTCACATCTAACTACAAAATCTTGAATTTTTTCTCTATCGATTAGTTCTTGTGACAAGTCATTAGGAGCTACTTCTATTTTCTCTTTAGAAATAAACTCTACATAAAAGCTAAAATTTTCTCCTGTTTGTATATCATATTCATAATCGACTGGAGTAAATCCTTCTTTCACCCATCCGGTTGATCTCCAAAGAGATCGTGTGCGATTTACGTGTCCTCTACAGTTTAAACTTTCAAGTTCTTTAATTGAAGTCTTTAATGTAGTTTTGTAAGTTTCTAACGAATTTAACTTTACGTCTACAAATTTGTCTTTTTGTTTCATAACTTTTAATTTTTTATTTAAACTAAATATATGAACTTTATTTCAGACTACCAACTATTTTCTTTGTTTATCTCCTTGCCATTGTCCGTCATAGAGTTGACCTTCTTCTAGAGGAGTACATTCGTGGAAATAGATCTGTGCCACTCTTGCACCTTCTTCGATAAAGATAGATTCGTGTACGTAGGCTAGTGTGCCCATAAACGTAGTCTCGAACCCAGGATCAAATACAGGTGAATTAATGATTACGCCGTTTCTATATAGAGATGAACGCTGTTTAATAAATCCGACTCTATTGGCTGGAATCTTACATCCTTCGGCAAATGTTAGACTATATACTCCACTGTATAGAATCCATCCTGTTACTCCATCTAGGTTAGCTAGAGGTATAGGTGTGTAAGTAGTTAGCTCTGTCTTATCTTTTAGGACTTTACCCATTTTGATAGCTCCATTACCGCCTATCTTATCTACTTGCTTTAATGCTAGATCATAACCAACCTGGGCTGGTTTGCCTAAGGTGTATTCTAATTTTAGTAATCCTTCTTCAAGGATTTGATTTACATTTAACATATTTACTGTTCTGGTTTAATTTTATTGTTGGCCAGGAGATCTCTTAGGTTATAATAGATTCCATAGCTTGGATCAATAAAGACTATTTCGTCTTTTGTGTAGGTAATGTAATCAAGAGCATCACCAGGTATAGTTATGTCTTCCAAGATTCGAAACTTACGTGACTCCGTAAATACATACTGATCTTCAGGTATGTGTACATAAGATACAAGCTTATTCAACTTATCTCTCCTTCTACTACATCCGCAGTCTTTCTTACCTCTTAACTTAGCTATCCATTCGGCTAGCAAATCTAGTTTAAAGAAATGGGTGAACTGTGCTATAGTATCACCCAATCCTGTTGCTTTCTTATTTTCCACTCTTACTTGTCTTTACGAACTCGTAGAATTCACTCCTACAAGCATCTTCATCCATAAATGCTCCATCTAATTTAGAGGTAATCATATTAGCACCTTGATGCTTAACTCCTCTACAAGATACACAGCTATGTCCGGCCTCTATCATCACAGCTACACCTTGATTACCTTCACAGATATTCTTTACTGCACTATGTATAGCTACTGTTAGTTGTTCTTGGATAGCACCTCTTCTTGCAAAGTGTTCTACGATACGATTTAGTTTAGATAAACCAATCACCCTACCTTCAGCTGTTGGTATGTAAGCGATATGTACTTTACCTGAGATTTGCTGGTGGTGGTGTGAACACATACTTGTAACCGGTATGTTACCTTCAAATACTAATCCTGTATAACCATCGGCAGGAAATGTTATCACCGGAGATAAAGCTTCGTACCTACCTCTCCATAAATCTCGGACGTAAGCCTTTGCTACACGTCTTGGTGTGTTACTACTATTCGGGTCATTTACCCAATCCACTCCTAATGCAGTTAGGAATCTACCGAAGTGCATGGCAGCCTCTTCTATAATTGCTTGCTTTTCATCTTCAGATAAAGATGGCGTAGTAGGGTTTAATGCTACTTTACTAGCTAGTTGTAGAGAGATTCCATTAGCATGTCCGGGTTGAGCTACTTCAAGCTCTTCTATATTTACTATCTTACTCATATGTCTTAATATAAGGATTTTATTCCGATTCTCCAACTATATTATTCCAATCTACTTGAGATTCAGGCGGTAAACCACCTCTTTTCTTTTTTGCTTTCTGTACTCCAAGCACAAGTACTGTTACTACTAGTACTACTAATGTTAAAATTGCTACTGTCATATTTGTTTTTATTTAGTTTTCCAAAGTGTTTCCTGTCCTCCTTCCTTGTAGTCTGTATAGCGGGCTAATACAAAAAAGTAATCGCTTAATCTGTTTAGGTATCTTATTATGATTGAATCGGCATCTGCTTCAATACAGGCTATTTCAGCTCTTCTACAAACTGATCTACAAACATGTATAGCTGTTACTAGTTCGCTTCCACGAGGTAGTATAAAGTTCTTAAGTGGGGGTAGTTGATCTTGTAGGAGATCCATTACGTACTCCAAATCAGTAATATCACTTTCTTCAACAGTTTCAAGCTCCATGCCATTATCGTTTATGACCATAGCACCCATATTGAATAGATCCCACTGTAAGGTTTCGAAATTTAGTGTATTATTACTTTTAGATTCTACTACTCCAACAAATGAATTTAATTCATCTAATGCACCAACTGCTTTTATCTTAGGTGTAATTTTAGCAGTTCTTTTACCACTTAATAGACTTGTAGTCCCATCATCACCCTTCTTTGTGTATACTTTCATACTGTAGGTTTATTACTTTATATTCTTCTGTTTTACCCACCCATCCGCACCAGCAGCTATTCTCATATCTATACAAAAACTTGTGTCCGTTGCTACAGGTTCCAACAGTTGTTCTACTATTATCATCATGATGGTGATACTTACCACTTTCATCATACCACCCAGCATATCCCATTAGAGTAGTTATTGTACCTTTAGTCTGAACGGTTGATTTTAATCCCTGTTCTTTACATTGTGGGCAGATCATATACTATACGTTTAATGTCTTATCCCATCCGCTGATGTGTAATCTTGTTAAGCCTCTCAGTCTATACTTCTTAGCCATTTCTAAGCTAAATTGAGTTCTTTCATGGAAATCTTCTTGACTATCCATTCCAGGCATTATTACTACATGTTTAAGAGGTATGCTAAATGGTACGATAAAGTCGCTAAAAATTTCTTGTACATCTTCTTCATTTGAAATTACGAATTTGAATTGATAACTATCATGTTGCATTATACGCTTAATAGCGTCTGGATTAATACGTTGCTTTTTATCTAAACCTGAATTAGTTAGTTTAGGTGAACAGTTAATTTGGCTTAACCAACTAAACAATTCATCTTCAATTACTATAGTACCGTTAGTTTCTATTTCATGATAGGGTATACAGTCTTCAACATTACCTGGTTGTTCTAGGTCCCATTTACGCCAATACTCAATGAAATTAACAATAGCCTCTTGATGTCCTTTAATCGTTGGCTCACCACCAGTCCAGATAATATGGATAGTACCGTCTAGAATATCATCGTAGATACCTTGTTCCTTCCATCTGTCAATTAGGTATTGGAATTCTTTATCTTCACCTCTCCATAACCATTGACTTGTTGAATCACAAGTCCAGGTTGCTTTACCTTCTAACTCTAAATCACCTTTGAATATTTCACCATCCTCTAGTGTTTTCTCTTTCATCAACTTATTAGCAAATTGACGAGACATACCACAAGTTAGATTACAGACACCTAATCTTACAAAGTAAGAAGGTATACCAGATGAAATACCCTCTCCTTGTACGGAATAGAAGTCAGAAGATATTAATAATTTGTTTGGGTCTATTTTACTCATAATTTAATTTTGTTGAAGTTTTCTTAATTGCTTCCACTTCTTCAGAAGTATAGGCTTGTTCTAGAGTACCTAATCTAATGCCCTTGAATTCTATGGTATCTACAGGTGTATCTTTTGATACGTAAATACTCTGTGATGTACTACCAAAGGTTACAAATGTTTCGTTAGGTACCTTTATGTAAGCATTCTCTATCCATTTCCACCTATGTCCTTTATCTACAGTTATACTCTTTAAAGCAACTGTGTAGTCAAAAGTATCTTTAGAGATACGGTCTCTTGTAATTGATTTTACGATACTTCTTCTAAGGTAAGCGCTATTAGTACACTTAGTGGCATGTGTTACTATATCGTTTACTTTAATTTCGTTTCCTAATAAATCTACTACTTTCATACTACCTTTGCTTTTTACGTTTTAATTGCTTTTCAGCAACTGTGGTTTCTTCTACTACAGCGGGTGCTGTTACTTCTACAGCTACTCTAGTAGCCTTTTTCCATTCACTCTTAGACACATAGTCCCATTTAGAACCTACTGTTGCAAATGCTACTTCATCGGTTACTCTCTTTATAGTACCGTCTGCTTTACTCTTAATACACTTCATAGTTTACCTCCATGTTTTTAAATTGTTACTTAAATAATTGCCTGATATAATTTGAGATAGGAGAAAAGTTTGGCCACTCTATAATCATACTTAAGATACTTACGTGGCTATCTCCGCAAAGTCCTAGAAAATGTAGTACTGCTTCCATACACTAAAGATAAGTAATTTTAATCAGACTAGCAACTTTTATTCCTTAATCTCTGTAAATCCTATAACCTTTGCATACTCCTTTACTGAATCGTAGTGTGTGGCAAACCACTGATGGGGTTCAGGTGGAACTATAGTATCTTTTGTACATACTATATACTCATCTTCATAACTAATTACGACCCTGTTAATCTGTAATTCAGCATCACCTTCAAACAGTACTGCCATAGCTAGAAATATTTCTTTTGCTAGATTAGTTAACGAAGGTTCACAATCACCGTCTTTACCTGCTAAGCTTACTCGCCACATCTTTTCTTTTGCTTCCACAGGTTTAGCTGGATTAACTAGAGTAGTTTTATCTAGAGTCTTTGTTACCCAGCTTACTCCTATTTGGTTCACTCTTTCGGTCAGGATATCTCGTGGAGAGGAACCGGCAGTAAATTCTAACTGGTATTCTAGATCTATTACTTTGGAGTCTATAGTAGTGGTTAATCCACCTCGTTTTAATATAAATTGCTGTGCCATATTAAGATTTATAAATTGCTGTATTCTTACCATTCTCCATAAACTCTACTTGAGTTATAGTGACTCTTTGGTTAGTCTCTTCTTCTACAAACTCTACTAGTTTACCAAAGATATACTTAGCAAACTGTTCGGCACCTGTAGCAGGTACGATTCTTAGTTGTACTATGTTTTTAGCATGTAGCTCTTTAAAAATCTCTAGTTCAGGATCGTCCATAGAAGCTACTAACGTATGATCAAACATATAATCCATCCACGCCTTCGGACTTAATCCATCGATGGTACCTTTGGCACGTTTCATACCGCCAAAATCCCATACCCAATTGCGTTCATCTAGATCACCCTCAAACGTAACCTTAAAAGATACTCCATAGCCATGTAAGAATTTGCAGTGAGTACCTTCTGCTTTCCACTGGCGGAAGACTGTAGAGTACCCATCAAATAATTTAGTTGATTGAAATGTCATAATTTATAAGTATTGTGATATAGTTTCTAATCTTTCTTCAATAGTACCTGTTATAACAACTAACTGCTCCTTAGGTACATACTCTTCAATAAAGTCTACAAATAGACTATCTACTTTCTTTTGTAGCTCTTCGTTTAATCTCTGTGGATCATATACAAAGCTAAATTCAATTGGAATATAGAAGAAATAGTTTACCTGACTTTTAGTTGCTTCGAACAACTCTAACATCTCTGACGTATCGATCTTTGGATGTAAGATACCTGTATAGATTATACAGTCAATAATACTACGAGTAGATATAACGTTTCTATGTGATAGGTAGTTTTGATATCCCCACATCGTTAGTTCGTTAATAACTACTTGCTTTTCATGCTCAGAGAAATCTAGCATCTTACCAATCTTATATACAGGTCTTGAGAATCCATCTGTTACGTAGTAATCCGGATACTTCTCTTGAACTGCTTTTAGTAGTGTACTTTTTCCCGTACCGTGGGATCCAACTAATATATTCATAAGTGTATTTTTTTAAATTCGTTAAATTTTTTCTGGTATCGATCTAACCAAACTATATCCCCTTCATTATAGAGTTTCTGTATTTCCGGAAACGATAGTGTTATTGGATCTATTATTTTGTAAATATAGTTATTTTTTTGACAGTATCCAACTGCTGCTGTTTTTTTATTTAAAACTTCTTGTGAATTCCATAATGCTCTAGGCTTTATTTCTACAAGAAACTTATCCTCAACTAGGAAATCTGGAAAGTATGTACGTGGTTTTTTCCTGTAATCTAGATACGGTATTCCATCTGTTTTCTTCTCGGTAGTTCGATATTTAAACTTAAACCTATCTAAGTATTTTACTATAAAACTTAATTCTCTGATACTTCTAAAGTAAGTACCTCTATACCAACCACTCCATCCATTTCCTCCTCCTTGATAAGCTGGTTTACCGTATTGCGGATTTGCGGCACCTTTAAGACCTAGTTTTTGCTTCACTGTACTAGCTCTTTCTACTCCTATCCTTTCTTCTAATGTCTTTCCTTTATAGTACTTGATATTGTTTTCCCGCACTTTACACCCATGACACTTCCAAATATAATCAGAATTATTAGCTAAGCGTTTTAACATAAACAGTCGATGACTTCCGTAATTTCTACTATAGACACTGTCACAGTCTTTACATAGTATTTGAATAGTTTGACGCCACTTTACTGTATTCTTACTATATCCTTTTCCTGGATTAGTTGGATTAATTACAATCTCCTGCTTTGGTGTTATAATTTCCGGTCCGTAATATAGATCTCTGTTTAATGTCTTGTTCATACCTACTCCATTATTTAATATAAATAGGTTTATATCTTCAATATAAGGAATTAATTTGAACTATCCAACTTTAATACCTGGTCTTTAAAGAATTTAATCCAGCTATCTAAAGAAGTTTGCTTTAGTAAGTCATACATCGTATCTAGATCTGTAGCTACGTTTTTAACTGCCGAGAACCTCACTACTCCTCCTTCATCTACTCCTTCCGTTACTTTATGTACCACCGATCCAACTGTCTCGTACTTACCTTCCCAGGCCCTGATTTGAGGATCTTTTCCTTTTAGCTCCGGGTAATAAGTTATAAGCCCAGGATGACCGTTGTAGATCACCCTAGGACTATAGCTATTTATTAATTCGGCGGGTAAGATGCGTAGATATCCATGTAACGTTATTATGTTACTACTTAGGATATCCTCTTGGAGATAATCAGAGATTTGAGGATTAAAAGGTACTGTCTTTATATTACATCCATTAGTATATAGGTACTTAGTTACATCTGTTCTTAACTTTTTAATGTTATTTGTAATAAGTAACTTAGGTATTATGTCTAGATTACGACATAAGTCGAATATCTCTCCACCTGTCTGTGATGCGAAGCAACACCAATTAAGTTGTTTCATATTATTGACCCATTGTTTTTACTGTGTAGTAGTATATAGACTTAATAGCCGGCGGTATTAGAGATGGTTTAGTAGCTCTAACTGGGCATATATCTAGAGAACCTCTTCTAGCATATAGTAACATTACACTACATTCTTCGATTAAAGGATTACTCATTAGTTCGATATAGAACTTTTCGGCACAAAATTCATGGAATTCATTTACCTCTCTTAACGATATGACCAGTTTAAGTAATTCAACTGGATTAACAGCACCTCTTTTGGTTTTAATGTAGAAGAAGGCAGTACCAGTATCTTTTTGCTTGGTGTGTCTACATCTTGATCTTAACACATTTGTGAAGTAATAAGCTTCTTGACTTGTAGCTGTTGAATCGTCTACAACACTATGGAATTCACTAGAACTATAATCTGTTATTTGTATAGATTCAAGTTTATCAGTTGGAATATAACTATAAAGATCAATATAGTTTTTACCCGGGTCATCACTGATAAGTCTATCGGCTCCTGATCTAAAGAACTTTACATCTACATTTGCACCAATACATGCACTAACATCAGTCTTGACTTGCTGTTCGTAGTTAGTAATAGCTTCGTCTATAGTTTTACCCATTCTACACATATCGAATGTGTTGAGATAGAGTTTAAACGACTTCGATTCCACCATAAACTCTGAATCTGATGGACAGATTACTTTTAGAGTACCTGCTAGAGGTAATCCACTTTCTAATAGGAAAGTAGCTTCGTGACAATGCCAGGTATCCACTCCTACAAATTCCTTACCTGTTATACCATAGTCTCCTCTTGCGGCAGATCTTGGCATTGGATTTAATTGAGACGGGTCAAATTTATCTGTGTATACAGCATAGGAGTTAGCAGATCCTAAAGATCTAGCCGCTGCATCATTCATATTAATTGTTTCTAACATAGCTACGGAAAGTTTTAACGTTCTTAGTAATAAGATCTATTTGATCCTGTGTTAATGTGATATCTAGGTTATCGGCTAGTTTAGCTTTAGGTTTTGGTTTAGTTAGACCGTGTGGACCTAATTCATTACCTACCCATCCATTTACCACCGGAGAGCTTGTATCTAAGGAGTGAATGAAGCTTTTAACTACTCCAGGAGTCTTAAATAATTGAAATTCGACCGGGTTTTGACAACCAAGCAGGTGTATCTTTATTCCTAACGGTATATTTTTTTCATGTAGCATCCAGTTTAAGAATCTGTAACGGATAGTTACGTGATCAGAATCAGGTATAAGATCAAAAGGTAATGCTATAATGTCTACTTTATTCTGCGTATAAAATTCAACACAATCAAAGATTTGATCAAAAGACTCTCCTTGACATACTCCAATATACTGCTGATCATCTTCTCTATAAGCTCCAAGGTATGATGCAGCATTACTTAGAGTAACGTGGTAATCATTAACTTTATCAGGTAGAACTAAGTGTGTTGGTTTATACTCCTTACCTAATTCATACAATTCCTCCATTGGAATAGATTCTCCTAATTCAAAAGCAGAATTATCTAGAATAGAATAAGGAGCTGATTTTAATTTCTCTTTATAGAAGGCAGCATACTCCGGATCTTTCTTTAGTAGATGTCCTAGTACGTAGGGGTAATCCGATATAAGATCGTGATACAGAAATAGCTGCTTTGGTATTTCGTGTGATATTAACATAAATTATTTTACGTGGTTTGATAATACTTGTTCAACATGTGCTCTTGCTACTTCCCAGGTTACTGGTCCGGTTTCATCTTCGTATTGAACTGGGTCTGGTCGTCCTAGCTTCAAGAAAGCTTCAATACGTTCTACTGATGCTGCTGATTTGTAATCACTATTACCTGATAGGAATGGCTTGTAACTCGTGTTAGTACGTTTGTAAACTTCATTAAAATCTAAACCTAGCTGTTCACATGCTATTTCACCATCTTGTAAGATACCAAACTTATCAGTATTTAGGTATGGAGTATAGAAAGATATTAATTCAGAATCCCAATTACCAATCTTAAATGCTTCCATATCAGCATCTCTAAATTCTTGTCTGCAATCTGGATATATGGCATGATCTCCACTATGTATCCCTAGTGCAATTGCTACGTCATGTTTTTCACCTGTAGTAGCTAACGATAAAGCAACTGCTTGAATTAATGAACTAAAGATCTTATTACGATTAGGTACAACAGTTTCTTTCATGTTATCCTGTTCGTAATGTCCTTCAGGAACATCTTTACCGCCTGTTACTAGAGCTGAATTTAGTAATTGAGCTAGACCGTCTAGTTTAATGATTTGGTGTTTAACTCGTGAATACTCGTAGATATAAGTCTCTGGTGAGAATTGACCATTAATGTACTCGACTAACGACTGTGCTCGTTCTAATTCCACTCTATGTTTTTGACCATAGTCGAACGATAATGCGGTTACTTCATAACCCTCTGCTAACAGATGTAGCAATAGCGTGCTACTGTCCATACCTCCACTGAGACTCAAGACAGCTTGTTTTTTACTCATAAAATTTAAAAATTAAGATAAGAGACGTATTATTTTATTAATCGATTAGTCTCAAAACCGATACATCTTTTAAGGTCTTTTTCTGATATTCTCGTTATTAGTGAAATAACTATCTAGGAAATCTCTAGTATATAACATAACCTTTCCTTTGTACTTAGGGTTTGAAACCTCTCTAATACTTACTTTTGTTCTAGCTGCTTTAGCAATTTTATAAATTTCAGCACCTAATACTTTGCCGGCAGGCTTTCCTAAATAATCGTACAATGACATTAACTCTTGCATATATTTCTATTTTTTATTTACAGTGTTTTTAAGACTTGTGCTAAATCCTCTTTATGGGTTAGTTTAGTCTTCTTGTATTTCTCTTCTATAATATAGTACATTTCTTCCAGACTTCCAACACAATTTTCCATTTCTTCTTGAAGTTCTTCTTCAGTAAGTTTGAATCTCTTTATGAAAGCTTTCTTGAGACTTGTCATTCTTTTGGCTTCGTCTTTCTCGTAGTCCTGGATTAGTCTACGGTATTTTTCATTGTGGAAACTCTGTATGTCTCTTTTCTTTTCTAGACAGCGAGTGGTATCCATCTTATCTTGCATCTCGTGAATAGCCATTTGTGCTATCCAGTAGTAGGGGGATACATCAAAATCACCGTTAATAATACGGTTTAGAAGCGGTTGAGTATCACTTAGAGGTTCAGGGAAGAGATAGTTTCTCCACCATTGAAACTTATTGTATTTTAACGGTCTTAAATGTCCGACTTGTTCTTGTAGAAACTCTTTAGATTGTACCTGTATCATCTATCTAAAGATACGAACTTTAATTCAGACTAGCAACTTTAATATCCCTTATAGTAAATCTCACCTTTTATACCGGGACACATTTCTCTTACTTGTAGTTTACTGTATGTTCTGGCTATAGGTGTTCTAACAAGAAAAATATCCCCACCTACTTTTAAATCTTTAGGTAGAGAAGTGATTTCTGTATCTTCCAAATCAAGATCTCCTCCTACTCTTAAACCTTTAGATATAGAAGTAAGTACAGGGCAGTTTACATATAAACCTTCACCTACTGTTAAATCTTCAGGTAGAGAAGTGATTTCAGTACTCCAAAAAGTAAAATTTCCTCCTACTTTTAAACCTTTAGGTAAAGAAGTGATTCTAGTATCACTTAAATAAAGACTTCCACCTACTTTTAAACCTTCAGGTAAAGAGGTTACTGGTTTGTCATGTAGGGTAAGATCTCCTTCTACATCTAGATCTTCAGGTGTTAAGTCTTCTGGTGTATGTAAAAGCTTATACATAAGAGGCTTATTTCTTCCTTCTTTCTTCTCTAAAAAATCAAAAAAGTTTTTTATGTGGATCATACGTTAAATGTAAATTAAATATCCTTGTAGACCTGGGTATTGCTTTTTCAGATATATAATTCTTTGACTATCAGTCTTTAATCCTCGTGCTATTAAGTTTTCACGAAGCGGTGTGCGGAAAAGGAAGAGAGTCCCCCTTACGTATATATCAGGTGGAAGAGTCTCTACCTTAGTACCGTTAAGGTCTAATTGTTTATTGAATTTTGATCCTTTAGGTACTTCAGTTAAAGAAGTCTCGTTTAAAAGTACATTTCCGCCAAAGAACATACCTTCTGGTAGCTTTGTGATTTCTTTGTTATTTGCTAGATTAACATTACCTACTACTCCTCTATTTGCTAAAGTAGAGAAATCAGTACTAGGGTCTAATATAGCAGTCTTAAATTGCTCTGCAGACATTGGAACTCCTTTCCCTTCTTTATCTCGTAAAAATTCAAAAAATTTCTGTATTGTCGGATTCATAATTCTATAAGTCTATTGGCCCGATACCGGGGGATTTTTTTCTAATTGCTTGTTGTATTTCTCCGCGTTTCATTCCTTTACTAAAATATTCGTCAACAAGGGGGGTGTGTCTTAAGTCTAATTCTCCATCTACAATTAAATCTGGTGGTAAAGATTTAACGTCTGAGAAAATTAATTGTAGATTTCCTTTCACGTGTAAGCCTTTCGGAAGTACTACATTAGTACAGTGTGTCATACCGAATTTACCGTTAACTGTTAAATTATCAGGTAGTGGTGGTATGTCTCTTTTGTACCAAGACAAGTTGTGGTTAACATATAAATCACTAGAAGTAAGAGTTTCAGGAACATACCTTAATTTATAAAGTAAGGGCGGATTACGCCCTTCTCTATCTTCTATAAAGTCAAAAAAATGTTTTATATGTTCTTGCATATCTACCTAATACTACATGCCTGCATCATCTTTCTTTAGGTCACTCTCGATATCACTTATCGTATCTTGTGCCCATTTGATTTGATCTCTTGTAAGCTCTTCATTTAATAGGTTCTCTATAAATTCTAAGAATTCAGTATCATCTAACCTGTACAGATCTGCCAGGAAGTAACTTGCTACACGAGGATCATCATCACCATAAGCAGAAATTAAATCTCTTAGTGCATCATGTATGAATTTACCGTATCTAATATCTTCAGGTTCGTTTGTGGCCGTATCTACCTTCTTTACGATTTTTTGATTCTTCTCTTTATCACTACTAAAACCTTGTAGTGAAATAATTTCATATAAACCTTTTATAATTTCCTGTAGTAGAATTGGAAAACAGATTGCTTTTGCTTTTATGATTAGTCTATCTTCTTCTTCATCGTATACACCCTCACTTGCACCTCCATTTGTTTGCTGATTTCTTGAAATCATTGCAAGCATCATTGCAATTGTATTATCGTCATCGTAGATACCGTAAGCATCATTTAATAACTCACCATACTTCTCAACAAGGGCTGGGTTTATATCAGAAAGACTGTTTCTAAACATTTGGAATGCAAATGAACCTCTGATTGCAGCACCTTGAGTGATACTGTTGATAATTCTACGTTTAGCTTCAGGTGAAATATCTAGATCTAAATCAAAGATGTTATCAGAAGTTACTTCTTCTTCATTAGGTCCTAGATTAAAGTCTTGTGTAACAGCAGTTACTATTTCAGCTTCTATTTTAATATCGTTATCTGAAATGATTGGATACATTTCGGTAACAATATCAACAGCGATTTGAGCTAATTGAGTACGGTAAGGTTTTTCAATAGCTTGAATCTGCTTTAGAATTACCATAGAATTCATCATAGCTTGTTGAACTGATTTATCACCGAGCATATCTCTTAAGCTATCGGCTGATTTCTTATTTAATTTATCTAACGTTTTAGGCTGTAGGAAATCTCCGTAATCAGCTTCTTGTATTCTAGTCTTTCTCATAATATGTACTAATGTGTTTTTATTCTTTGTAATCTTCCGGGGTGCTATCTATTGCTTGGCTTATTGTTAAGTTTGTACCGCCACTAGAGTATACTTTTGTATATGAACCTCCACCATGTCCCGCTCTATCTACCATATATTCTTTACCTGTCTTATCTTTACCTGTAAGTGCATATAGAGTATCACCGTCTTCTTTATAAATAATCATCTTATCCCAAGTTATACCTAGTTTTTGTCCTAATGCATAAACTTTTTCCTGTGAAGCTGATTGTATTAACGGTAGTAGATCTTCTGGTTTACCTTCTATTCCTTTTCCGCTTCTAGTCCTTCTACCGAAAGTTATTCTTACTAAAGGGTTATTTGGGTTATCTAATTTAGCTTTTATAGCTTTTTTATCTAACTTCGGTGCAGTTTCTACTGCATTATTAGGAAATAATTTAGATTCTATCTCTGCTACAGCACGTGGTGATAATTCTCGATCGGATGCAGTTAGCATACTTGATATTGCTGCTTTACCTTGATCACTTACTAGTGTAGAGTTAAACCCATCGGTTTTATATAGTACCTCTCTTCCTTTACTATCTGTACCTACTACATAAGTCTCCTCGGTGGTTCCTACAAACCAACCGGATTTTAGTTCCTGTGTGATATAGATCTTTTCCCAATCTATACCGAAAGAAGTAGCTAGTGTATTTAGTACTTTTCTAATACTCCTTCCGGTACGGCTAGTTGACGGTATTGCTGTATTTAAACTAGAATACGGGTATTCTCTTCCTTTGCCTTTCTTAACTGCTCTACCAACTTTTATTTCGATATCAGGAAGTGAATTATACTCAGCATAAATCTCTTTAATTTTAGTTAAAGAAGATCCACCTACATAAATCTTATCGGCAAGATTTTCCGGGTAATTTTCCGGGGGAGTAGTCATTATGATCTTACCTCCCACCTGTATACCGGAAGGTAGAGAAGTAATTTTAGTACCTTGTAAATCAAGATCTCCACCTACTTTTAAATCTTCAGGTAAAGAAGTGATTTTACTGCGGTTTAAATTAAGATGTCCACCTACTTCCAAACCTTCAGGTAGAGAAGTGATTGGTGTATTATATAAATTAAGATATCCATCTACTTTTAAATCTTGAGGTAGAGATGTAATTTTAGTTTCACTTAAATAAAGATTTCCACCCACTTTTAAACCTTTAGGTAGGGTAGTAATAGGAATTTTATTCAAATCAAGATTACCTTTTACATCTAAATCTTCTGGTGTTATAGTATCAGGTTCGTACACAAACTTATACCTAGCCGGTACTTTACGGTTATCTTTCTTTTCTAAGAAATTAAAAAAGCTTTTTATATGGCTACTTATATCCGGCATTACCTACCTTTCTTTAGTCTCACAAATCTACTTGCGATATCTTTTATGCTTTTTTCTTCATCAATTCCGTATTTAGCTTTTGGTTCTGTTTTAGGTACGGTATTAGGATCAGGAGTTAAATGACGGCGTCTTTTTGGAGGTTCAGGTACTGTTTCTGTATCTTCGTCTGGATCCATTACAAGTGTACCGTCTTCTTCATCTTCGTCTGGTTGTAGATATGGATTCCATTCTCTTATGTAACGGCGTTCTTCTATCATTTCTTCCACGACTTCTCTTATAAGTCTTTTTAGTTTACCTTGTGTCATATTTTGTATGTTTATTATATTACCTGCTTATCATTCTTATCCATGAATTGATTTGATTCATAGTGGAATTGATATGGTGATAATGGATCGTTTAAGTTGTAGAATACGTAGTAGTCACCATCTTTTATATAGCGTTGGTAGTGATCAAATCCAGCCATTGTACAAATTTCGATTTTTGCACCTTGTGCCCTGTTAGCACAGTTAGCTAACCATTTCTTGTATACCTCCCAGGCCTCCTTGTTATTAGCTGATTTTGGAACTTTAAAGCATTGGTAACCGTCTACAGTACCTAGTAGTTTGATACCTACTGATGCTAGCTGTTCTACACCTTGAAGCGGTACTAAATTCTTACCTGCTTCCATATTACCACCTGTACGGTCGATATTCTTCTCGGCAATCTCAATTGCTTTTGATGTAAAGTCTTGAACTTGACGTGCATCTCTGTAAGAGTTAATATCTGGAGATGGGAAGAATCTTTTATTCTTTTCAAACACATCTAAGTAGTCTGCAAACTTATAGATATCTTCTGCTTTGATATCTTGTTTTGCTACTCTGGCACAAAGCCAAGTCATATAGGCAGTCTTACCTTTTGATGCAGCTACAATTTGATCGAAGTCTTCTTCTGAGATTTTACCAGAATCTACAAATTGTGCACGAAGCTGTTCTTCTGAAACTTCGTTAAGTATGTTTTCATACAGTTTTACTAATGAGGTCATAGTTTAGTATAATTAAATTGTTTTAATAATAAATAGGTAGAATCTTTAAAAGACCTACCTATCTATGATACTTAATAATGAGGTATAGACCTGTTATTATGTTTTGAACTAAATTATCGTGAATCATTGGTTATGCAATTTCACATGCACCACCTGCACAAGCTACTTGATCTGTTAAATCTGTATTATCTTCTACTTCAATAATATCTTTCAAGTCTATTGCGTGTAGATACTGTAACATCTCTTCATACTTCTCTTCTGTACAATCCTGGAATGGAGCTTGAACGTAAGTATGATCTGAGTATGGTAGAACTGATAATCCGTTAAAAGTTTCTTTATACTTCCACATCCATTCTCCAACTTCTTTCCATTCTGAATCTTTGATTGAAATGGTTGCTGAAACGTTATTAGTGTTAGCACCTTTTCTATGACCTTCTCTAACCCATTCTGTATTAAATTTCTTAACTCTTTCTAGTAACTCTAGAGCAGATTCAGTACGTAGTATTGAGCCTTTAGGTGCTTTTTGAGGTACAGAAATTACAGCCTGTATATTAGGTTTAAAGAAATCGTCTTCAATTAATTCAGGGTGATTAATAGCTATGTAATTGTAGATAGCTTCGTTCTTACCTACTCTAATTGTTCTTATATAATAATCGTTATGCCATGCATGTATACCTGATGATGTACCCAATACTAGTGAACTAGTACCTGATGGCTTAACTGTTGTTACTCTAGCTGCTTTATTAATACCAAGTATTTCTGCTACCCTAGCATTTTCTTGATTAGCTACCTTAGCTGCTTTTTCTAAATCGTAGTTTAAAATTACACCAGATCCAATACCTGTCATTCCTATTCCTAATAGAGCATCCTTTTCAGTTGTCTTTTTCCATATATCTCTTAAGTAATGGAAATCACTATAAGATGCCTGTAGGGTACCGATTAGAGTAGCTGCTTTAACTCTAGCCTCTAAATCTTCTTGTGATTCAATATCAGATACATTTACTTCACATAAGTTACAGAACTGGTAAGGACGTAAAGCAATCTCACAACATGGATTAGTTCCCCAATCTTTATCGTTAGAGAAATACATACCTGGTTCTCCTGAACCTGATAGTTCTATTTTCTTCCATAACTTGAAAAATTCTTCTTCTGTTATCTTATGTCTTAGTATAACTGCAGAGTTATTGGCACGACCTCTTTGAGGATTTTGTTCCCACCAATTACCAAACTTACAAGTCAGCATATCCTCGTCATCTAGATTGAATAAAGAGATTAGAGCCGCTCTACGAATACCGCCAGATAGTACTGCATCTGCTAGGAAGCAAACTATGTCATGACATTCTAAAGAAGTCAACTTATCTCCTGTATTCTTTCTGTCAAAAATCTTTTGAATTTGGAATAAACACTCTTTTAAAGGTTCTGGTCCTGGTGCTTTACCGCCAGATGTAATTAAGAGAGCTCCTTTTGGACGTACATCTCTAAAGTCAAACTTTGGTAGAGTACCGCCTGTAAAGTAAGCCTTACATAAAACCTTAACTGCATCTGCCCAGCCTTCAATGCTATCACTTACTAAGAAACGTTTTGATTTAGTGGGTACTTTAACTTCAGGTAGTTTTTCTACGTGATGTAACTGTACTGAGAATCCTACTCCACATCCTGATAACAGTAGAAACATTGCTTCTGAGAATGATCTATAATCATCGATTGGTAAGAAAGAACAGTTGTAGATACGGGCATTATTTAATTCAATTGGCCTACCACCAAACTGTAACGATCTCATAGAAGGTAAAACCTTTCTATCATAGACTAGCCTATAGGCCTCTTCTATTTCTTCTCTTAACTGCGGAAATTTCTCAATATGCATACCCTTATTACGGTCTACAATCTCTTTCCATACTTCTCTTCTTTTTAAATCCGGGATAAACCTTGCATACTTCATGTATACCGTAAGGTCTGATAAAATGCTTTGCGAAACGTCCATACGTTTAGTGTTCAATTTTTTATGACTGTTAATAAATAAAATTCAATAAGGGTTACTTAGTACTTTCCTTTTAAAGAAGCAATGTAGCTAATGTACTTTTGGGGAGAGGCGATCGGAGATAGCTTAGTATGAGGAGGTCTAGTTGAACTAGTAGCTTCTTTTAAAAGAGGATCTACTTTCAATGGAGTGTACTTCTTTGGGTTTAATACGTCTCTGCTGTTCTTATATACTGTTAATAGATTTGTACTCATAGCTTGATCTGTTTTGTAATAATAAATAGGCCCTATCCCCCCAATTCATAGAATTTTTTAGCTAATTGATCTCTTTCTACCGAACTAAATCCTCCAAAAGTACTTGTTGTATTTCCAGTATTAGGTGCAAACGTAGTATCCTCTAATTCACTATCTTCAAATACAATCTTACCTATCGAAGTATCTACAGTAGCACCATACGACATACCATCCATTCCATATCTATTTTTCATAATGTGGAATCTACCTGTACCGTTTTGCTTATCTTTTCTCTGTCTTGATAAAGACATTGCAAAGTCGGCAATCATTAACTTATCGTAAGATCCTGCTGCTTTATCTCCTTCAATAATATCGTCCTTAGCTCCTGCACGGTTAACCTGAGATACGGTCCAAACCGGTACTTTTAATTCTCTGGCTAGACCTTTTGCTGCTGTATATACATCATCAATCTCATCTTTCTTCTCTGTTGACTTTCTCTTTGATTTAAGTAAGTCTACATAGTCAATAATAATTAGATCAGGATTAATACCCATGCTAATACACTTCTGTACATGAGATTCAATAGTACTTATAGTAGCTCTACCGGGTGAATATTCTCTTACGACTAAGTTACCGGTTAGCTCTGATATAACCTTTTCTACTTGGGCTCTATGGTCTTTTAGTTGGTCTACAGGTATTCCTGTAAAACAGGCATCGTATCTTTTACCTACATACGATTCTGATAACTCTAGAGTATAGTGTAATACTGTGTAACCCTGTCTAACTGCTTCTGCACCTAGCGATACTAGACACCATGACTTACCTCCACCCGGATTACCAAATATAATACCGAAATCACCAGATCCTAATCCTCCCATCAGTAATTCATTTACTTTAGGCCATTCTGATGGAATAGGAGATCTATCTTCTTCTCTGTATCGAGATTCTATATCTTTTACGTATTCGTGTCCGATATTCTTATCTTGACCTGCTTTTAGGGCTTGATCGATAATACCTCGAATACTATCATACTGTCCAGTCTGTAGTAGATCTACAGAAGAGAATAAAGCATTCTTTAGCTGTTGATTCTTTAAGAAAGAAGAGAACTCCTGTTCTACATACTCTCTATCTTCGTTAACTGTCTTATAAGCTTCTTTTAGCTGTTCTACAACTGATACCTTTAAGACATCGTTTGCAATCTTCTTAACTTCAACCTGTAAAGAATCTAAAGAAGGTACTGTGTGGTATTGTCTATAATACCTTAGAATTTCACCTATAATCCATTTGTGTGCTGGATTATCAAAGGATTCTGGATCTAAGATATCATGTATCGTGTTTAGAAATTCTTTATGCTTTAATAAAGAGGTAATAACTTTTATCTGAAAGCTTGAGCTATACTCAGATAACTTACTTAATGTGGTCATGTTGTAACTGTTTATTTTATAATATAACTACTTAATCTCAGACCGCCAACTTAAATCCAGTCAAATATTGAAAGGTATCGTAAAACCAAGTTGCTACATTAGGTATACTGTTACCTAAACAATCCTCAGCATAATACTTCATAAAGGTAGCTTTATCTACAGTCATATTAGGATTATCTATTACGTGTTGAATTCTTATTAGATCTTCTTCTGGGATATTAACTTCATGTAGATTCATTAACTGTTTATTGATAGCTAGCTGCTGACGGAAGTCATAGATCTTCTTATACTTTCCTTGCTCTTTTTCGGCATGTTCTAAGATCTGCTCTATATGTAGAGTCTCAGGTTCTTTTAGGGCCGGGTATAGCTTTAACATCGTCTTTACTCCTAACCCCTGTACTCCAGGTACATTATCGGAGCTATCTCCAAGTAGAATCTTTTGAGTTAGAAAGTTATTGGCAGGTATGCCATACTCGTCCAAAACTGCTTTTGGCGTATAGAACTTCTTCTTCACCGGTGAATACACTGTTACCCTATCTGATACTAACTGCAGATAATCTCTATCTGAAGACATTATATGTACCGAATCACCTGTTGTATTACTGATATGTGCTATAACATCATCTGCTTCTATCTTATCTATTGATAACATATCCACAGGTAGACATTTTAGGTAGTCTATAAGTCTTACTAACTGATCTGTAATAGATGCAGATTCTTCGGCTTGTGAATCAAATCCATCCCAATTTGAGATTTTATTGATTTTACGGTTAGCTTTGTATTCAGGATACAGATACCTTTTATTAGTTGATCCTCCATGTCCATCAAAGACAAGGATTACACGGGTTGGTTTGATATGCCTGATAGCAAAACCAATTGATTTCAGATACCCAGTCAAACCCCCAATATGATTTCCTTGAGGATTAATATGGTGTATCATTACGAAACTTCTTAGAAAGGTATTTAACGAATCTATAAGTAGAATTCTACTGTTTTTATGTAACGGAGTTTCTTTAGATTCTTTTAGCCCATCTATGATTGCTTTAAATTCTTTATTCACTACACTGTTTTAGTGGTTAATTTAGATTGTTTCTTTTGCTTGGCAAGAGGATTTGCAAGTCTATCTGCAATTCTTTCACTTATGATTTGGATATCTTGCTGTGTAGGTTGATAAGTATTCATCATCTCTACCGGTACTCCATCCCAAGAGCTCTCCCAGTTCTGCACGTTAAATCCTCTACGCTTACATTCCTGGTATAATTCTCGATACCTCTCTTTGAGGTAGCCTAGTTTATTATAGAAGAACGAAACGTGGCCTTTACCCAAGCTAAACTTAGCCGGTATAGACTTTGGATTATACCTACCTCTAGATACTACGTTTGGAATACGTTTTAATTCTCGATGCTCGGCAATTAAATGCTGATTAGATAAAGTCCGGGGTGGAATACCAATATTGATGCGTGTCATAACTAAATATAAGGACTTTTTTTCAGTCTAGCAACTTATTCTGCTTCTGAAGCATCAAAGATATCTCTTGTATCTTCTGCTGCCTCTTCGATAAGATCGAAGTCTGTTGTTCCTAGAACTGATAACCATTCTGCTGAATAGTCTTTTTTGTACTTGTCGATTGCTTTTTTGTCGTCGGCTATAAATCCGTGAGCGGTCATTATTATCTTACCTTCTGTTTCTACTCCAGTAACGTGATTTTTATCACAAGAGATTTTAGTACGTTTAGCAAACTGTACAGTCTTACCGCCTTTTGTTGCTTTGATTTTGTTGGTACCTGAGTTAGCAATATTACCAAATGTAATAACCATACTAGCATCGAAATACATCGTATCTCCACCCTTGTTTTTTAACTTAGGCTGCTCCATTGGTGTTGCTGGTTTCAATACCCAAACCTTATTAATAGCCACAAAGGTATTGGTGTAGACTTGGTTTACTTTTCTTGATAACGGAAATTTCTGATTAATGAAGTTACCGAATTGAGTAGACATAGCACCTGCATTCCATTCATTGTTATTAGATGCTTTTTCAACTGACATCTTACATGGAATTGATCCAACTGAATCCCAGAAGAAACATAATTCATAAGGTAGTTTACCTTTCTTTTGTTCATCTAGAATATCGGCTACAAATGCTGCCACATCTTCAATCGTTCCTAATTTCTCTCTATCTACGTATAAGAAGAATCCATCATAATCTACTACCTCTCCTGTATCTTTATCTGCTACTTCTTGGAATTGAAAACCCATTTGACGGGCATGCTCCCAACTCCATTTCATCTCTGTAATAATTAATACAGGTAAGATTCCCATCTTCTGTACCGACACTGCTGCCTCTAGTAAAGCGGTTGTCTTACCTGTATCAGAATGACCTCTCAACAGCGTTATATGTCCTTTCGGTATTCCAGGTACAGAAACTGTATCCTTGAAAGCTTCCGATAAAGGTATCCATTCTTGATCTTTAAACTTGACCGGTGATGATGCTAGGTTTTTAGATTTCTTAAACCCGCTTAAATCAGGTAGTGTATTGATCGCATCGGATAACTTTGCGTTTAGGGATATACCCTTGTCTGCTTTGGCCATAAACTGTTAAATTGATTGGTTTTAATTAAAATGGTAAATCGTCGTCTGATTCTATTTCTTTAGCTGCTTTTGTAGGTGCAAATATATCATCGAAGGCTTTATCTACATCTAATGGAGATGCTTTCTTACCTAATGAATAATTTGACTTTACTTTTTCTACTGGTGCTGCTACAGTGGGTGCTGGTGTTTCAGCTACTTCTTCTGTTTCAGAAGGATTTAACCATTCTAGTAATGAGTTTTTCATTTCATCATACCCGTACTTCTTGAATAGGGTCATTGGATCTGGTTGGTTTTGTAACCAAGCCTCTACATCTTTACCGTTTGGTGATAGAGGTGTGATCTTAGTTCTAACTCTAACCTTTGATTGATTAAAACCAGTACCATTAGTTGCTGCGTCAGTAGTTTCGATTGTTAAATCTCTACCTTCTACTGGATCGGTGTAATCTTGTACATCTTCGTCTTCAGCGATTGCTAGTAACTCCATGTAGATTTGTTTACCGAATTCCCATAACCTTACGCCTTTTTCTTCTTCACCTCTTACGATAACAGGTGCAAATACACGCATCTTAGGTGCTAGCTTTTTAGCCATCGCCCAGTTGTCTTTGTCGCTAGTCTTTCTTAGCTGATCGGCAAATTCAACGATTGGGTCTTTCTCACCAAAGTTGGCTAGTGAGATCATTGTACGGTTTCCTACTCCGTAATGGAAAAATAATTCCTTAAAAGGATTGTGCTTGTCGTACATCGAAGGTACAATTCTTACTGCGTGTTTACCAACGCCTGGTTTCCAAATTAATTGCGAAAGGTCTTTTCTTTGGCCTCCATTGCCTTTCTGTTGTAAGGAAGCCAGCTTGCTCTTGATTGCTGTTAGGTCCATGCCCATGTTCTTAGCTGTTTTATTGTGAATTAATAATATACAGTGTTTATATTGCCGTATAAGAGTAATATACGGACTTCTAGTTAGATTAGCAACTTTATTTTAAGTAAATTCTACCTTCTATACCAGGGCACATTTTTCTAATTTCTTCCTTAGTGTATTTTTTAGATAGTGGAGTTTTATCTAAATAAAGATCTCCACCTACTTTCAAATCTTGAGGTAAAGAAGTGATTGGTGTATTATATAAATTAAGATCTCCACCTACTTTCAAATCTTGAGGTAAAGAAGTGATTGGTGTATCGGTTAAATCAAGATCCCCTCCTACTTTTAAACCTTGCGGTAAAGAGGTGATTGGTGTATTATATAAATCAAGATCCCCTCCTACTTTTAAACCTTGCGGTAAAGAAGTGATGTTAGTGTTACGTAAATCAAGATCCCCTCCTACTTTTAAACCTTGCGGTAAAGAAGTAATTTTAATGTCACTTAAATCAAGATTTCCACCTACTTTTAAATCTTTAGGTAAAGAAGTGATTGGTGTATTATATAAATTAAGATTTCCACCTACTTTTAAATCTTTAGGTAAAGAAGTGATTTTAGTGTCACTTAAATCAATATCTCCACCTACTACCAAATCTTCAGGTAAAGAAGTGATTGGAGTATTATGTAGCCAAAGGTATCCACCTACTTCTAATCCTTCGGGTAAAGATGTGATTTTAGTATTCCTTAGATCGAGATTACGTTTTATATTTAAACCTTTAGGTAGGGAGGTTACTGGTTTGTTATGTAAACTAAGACTACCTTCTACATTCAGATCCTCAGGTGTTAAAGATTCAGGTTCGTATATAAACTTATACTTAAAAGGCTTTTGTTTTCTTTCTTTCTTTTCTAAAAAATCAAAAAATTGTTTTATGTGTGACATACTGATTACTAATTTTTTAAAGTGCTACAATCTTAAAAATCTTTGTTTTCAGTTGTCTTAGATCAGGACCTTGAGTAAGTAAAACGGTGTTACGATGGTCTTGCCAGTTTATTTTAAATTGAGGATCTACGGTACCGCCGTTTAAGGTACGTATTAGTGCATTTAAACCATTGATGGTATATAATGTATTGGATTCTTTCTTTCTATGTAGAAGTATGGTGTTCTTTAAAACACTGCTACTTGAATTATGTGGGTCAATATTATAGGTAACAAGAAACTCTTCACCATCCACTATCTCCAATACAAATATTTTGTTATACAGAATACTGTAGTGTGTCGTAATGGTTGTAAGAGTATCGTCTAAGATATCTTTAGCAGTAAAGGTGCAAAATAATTTATTGCTCAATTCGAATATGTTTATCTGTTCTGTCATAACTGTTTTATATAACTATAAATAGTCGGTTTTTACTTGTTACCCTATTAATTTTGTTATTACCTGTAGTAAATCTGATTTAGGTAAGCTTGATATGTACCCGTTTGTTAATTTATCAACTATTTCTATTGCATCATCTACCTGTAACTTACCGCTCTTCATTGCTACTGCTGCAATAAGTAGTCCGTATATTTGAAAAGCAGTTTTATTTAGAGCTGAGTTTTTATCGGTTAAACTCTGTCTAGCATAAGCGGAAGGAAATACAGTCTGTAACATAGAAGCAATAGCGGTAACATATTGACCTTCTAGTTGATGTCCCCATTTTTTTAAAGCATTACCTACTGCAGTACCTTGTTTCTTATCTTTTTGAAAAACACTAGATACGGTATTAACTGCTTTACCTAGTAGAGATACAACTTCAGGTGCACCCAAGATTGCTGCTGCTAATATAGATTCTTCTAAGTTAGCATCTTTAGGAGATCGGTGAAGATTCTTTGTACCTGATTTTAAAATAGAGAGAGCTTGTGTTAACCCAGTTTGTGCATCTTTTTCTGCCACAGGGTCTACTTCTTCCTGCTCTTCGGCTATTATACCGGCTAACTGCTGCATTCTTATAATCTCTTCGGTATAATGCATCGTTTCTTATTTATAACCTAGATCTGTTAACACTTTTTCTACAGCAGCACGTAATACTGATTTAGATATTTTACCTGGTTGGAATCCTAATCCTACAAACCAATCGTGAAAAGCTTGTGGAAATTCTGCTGCAGTATCAATATTTTTTTCTCTTGAAGTAACACCGGTTGCAGATTTTTTTGCTTGTTGTAATGCTTTTACATCTGCTGCTTGGGGTGCTTGTTGTTTAACAGGCTGTGGTGAAGGTATTGTTCCTTCTGAAAGTAAACCTGCTAATTCCTGCATTCTCTCTACTTGATTCTGCGTTGGTATCATCTGTCCTTAGTTTTATGTAATTATAAATAGCTTGTTCTTGTAAGGGAAGCATAGTCTTTACCTACTTTTACTTTAGCTTTAAACCCTTCTCTTTCAATTACCTCTTTAATTTCTAGTAACACTTCTTTACCGTCTTCTAGTGAAAAATCTAGTAAAAAAGAATCATAAACCACTAATACTACCTCACTCTTATACCTATTTAGGATTGAATTAATCTCGATCAAGAAAGTTACATTTTGTCTAGTTTCCTCGTTCTGTATACTGTAATTAAATAGTTTCTGTGGATTCAAAGAGATCTTTGAGAGATGTAGGGCTCTCCCTGTTCTCAATATAGTTTTACCTGTTTCTTGATACTCTATCCATAGCTTATCAATATACTTCTCTATTTCCTGGAAGAATGGTATGGATTTGTATTCTTTCTGTACTCCTCCATAGATTTGCTTGAAGGATATTGCTTTGGCTTCTTGATATTCATCTTCTGTTAATTCCTCTTTTTGGAAGTAATGTCTACCCAACTGTGTGTGAATAGATTCGGCGGTATCGAATTTATATCCAACCAGTTTTGCAATTAGAGCTAGATGATAGGCTTCAAAGTCAAACTCCACAAATAAATCATTCTTAGGTATAAATGCCTGTCTTGAAGAATCCTCTTTATTGAGTGCAAGGAAATTTATAGCATTAAATGCATTTGTAGGTCTAGCAGTCAGGTTGTAGAGGTTATAGGAAGTGTAGATTGTGTTATCCTTAATTGAATAAGGTCCCCAAGTTGGTTCATAGTACTTATCAAAGATAGCTGGATTTATTTTAATCCCATTACTCTCTATTCTACTGTATTCTCTAGCTAGATTAGTATTAAAGGTTGTATCTTCTTCCTTTCCTATATAGGCTTTAACCTGGTCGTATAAACATTCACATTTTTCATAATGCTTAGATACAGGAATAATACTATTGAGATTTGGAAGTAGTGAATGATCGGTACAGTAGTGCTGTATAATTTTAGGTGTACATTCAAAGATAACGTGTTTATTTTCCTGATCTAGAATAGTTTGATTGATATCAACTATGTTATCATGTTTAATGAATCTAGACGTCAGTTTTTGATCTTGACAGTATATCTTCTTACAACCGGCTAAAAATGCTTGGACTTCTTCTAGAGTTAAAGATAGAGTCTCACTATGATTAATAGCCAGAATATACCCGCTATACTTATCTCTTATATAAATAAGACTAACGTAATTTAATTCAGGATGATAGTTATCACTACCTAATATAACCTTTATATAACAATCTTCTCTTAAGACTAGCCTAGCTAGCTGCTCACTCGTTTCTACTATGTAAAACATCAAAACCTTTTGTTGTAAGTTATGAACTTATTTTCATATTTCCAACTTTTTTTTACATATAAATTCTACCTTGTATACCAGGACACATTCCTCTAATTTCTTCTTTGGTATATTTTTCAGAAAGTGGAGTGTCGTGTAAATAAAGATCTACACCTACTTTTAAACCTTGAGGTAGAGAGGTAATTTTAGTTTCACTTAAATAAAGATCTCCACCTACTTTTAAACCTTCAGGTGTTAGAGAATCAGGTTCATGAATAAGCTTATATGTAAGAGGCTTTTTTCTACCATCTTTCTTTTCTAGAAAATCAAAAAATTGTTTTATATGTGTATTCATTAGTTTTTAAAGATGTGATCAAGAGCAATTTGACCTTTTATACCAGGACACATTTTTCTAATTTCTTCTCTAGTGTATTTTTCAGCAAGTGGTGTTTGAGTTAAATCTATACCTTTACCTACTTCTAAATCCGGAGGTAGAGAAGTTATATTATTTCTAAATAAGAGTAAATATCCCCCTACTTTTAGACCGCGGGGTAAAGTATCAAGCGGTGTAGCTTGTAACATAAGATCCTTTGTTACATGAAGATTTTCCGGTAAAGAAGTGATTGGTGTCTTATATAAATCAAGATTTCCACCTACTTCTAATCCTTCAGGTAGAGAAGTAATTTTAGTGTTATGTAAATCAAGATTTCCACTTACTTTTAAATTTTTAGGTAGGAAAGTAATTGAGGTATTGCCTAGATCTAGATCACCTTTCACGTACGAATCTTCAGGTATTATAGAATCAGGTTCGTAGAAAAGCTTATACTTAAGAGGCTTGTTTTTTCCTTCTTTATTCTTTAGAAAATCAAAAAATTGATGTATGTGTGCATTCATATACTAATAAATAGCTATGAAGGTTTACTAAATTTAGTATAGTTACCTCCAATATAATCTGTTAGACCTTGGAAAGTTGGTTCTTTAGCTGCTACAAGTCTTGTATTTGTATCAATGATACCGGCGATTGGATACTTACCTGGAGGTCTAGTATTATATAAAGGTCCGGTTAACTGCCATAGTAAATTTGTAGCCTGGTAAGTAATATAATCATAAACACTATCGGCATTCTGTAAAGAAGTATAGGTAGGCTGGTCTATTTCAATAACAAATCCAGCCATAGTTCTTTTCTTGGCAAAATACCTTGTGAAATAACCTGCTTTGTAATCTTGATCAGTTGGTTGTGGGTTGAAAGATTTAGGTACTTGAGATGTAAGTAAGAGCGATGGTGATGCTACTGCATTATACGTTTCATTCCCCGGTGCAATTACAGGTGTATCCGAGGTAGTAACAGCTGGTATTTGAATGGGTGTTAACTTAAAAGAAGGTCCTGTCACAGGGTCTGGTCCACTAAAAGTATCCCCATCGTAAGTTTCATAGTACGGTCCTCTGTAATCAGTACCGTTTAATGTAAACTCACCACCTTGGGTCT